CTTTGGACTCCCTCGCTACGCCGCTTTTTAGTGGGTGGCGAAACAAGAACACTCAAAGGCCACGGGTGTTCTGATTTTTTCATCTAACTCAACCAAAAGCAAACGAATACGTTGAGGCCCGTTACGACGGATAACCTTATCGGAAAGAGAGCAAAGGGACACGTTAGAGAACAACCTAACAATCTATACTCTTTTCTAAGGTGAAATATTATGGCTAATGCTAATCCATCCCGCGTGGGTCAGGCCGGTTTGACAGGCGCAACAGACGCTCTGTTTCTAAAGGTCTTCTCAGGCGAAGTTATGTCTACTTTCAACGCTCAAACAGTGATGAAAGAGAAAACCCGTATCCGTTCCATCAACAACGGTAAATCAGCACAGTTCCCAGCAATCGGTAAAACCGTTGCGGAGTACCACACCGCTGGTTCAGAAATCTTGGGTAACAACATCGAACACGGTGAGAAAGTCATCACAATCGACGATCTGTTGATTGCAAACACTTTCATCGCAAACATCGACGAAGCCAAGAACCACTACGATGTCCGTGCGGAATACTCAAAGCAAATGGGTCAGGCTCTGGCACAAACATACGACCGCAACTTGCTGTCGATGGCTATCAAAGCCGCTCGTGATCCAGCCGGTCTTGGCGCAGGTATTGCCGGTCAAGGTTCTGCCGCTTCCGAGACTTTGGGTACAACTACACCAACTACAGACCAAATCGTTGCTGCATTATACGACGCGGCTGCTACTTTGGACGAGCGTAATGTTCCAGAAGCCGAGCGTTATGCAATCGTGAACCCATCAACTTTCTACGCTCTGGTACAGAACGACAAACTGATCAACCGTGATTTCGGTCAGAACGGTTCTTACTCAGACGGTACAATTATGAAAGTTGCAGGGATGCAAATCGTCAAGTCAAACAACTTGACCGTAGACCACACAACATCTTCTGCATATCCAGACTACAACTCCAAGTACGCGGTTGACGCTACTGACACATCTGTTCTGGTCCTACAGCGTCAAGCTATGGGCACTGTTCAGTTGATGGATATGGCGACTGAAATGGAATACGACATCCGCCGCCAAGGTACACTTGCTGTATCTAAAATGGCTGTCGGCCACGGTGTATTGCGCCCTGAGTGCATCATCGAAGTTCGCGCTGCGGTATAACAACCTAGTGACCTCTCTAGATACTCTAGAGGGGTCTTTTTTACATTATAGGGAAAACTCATGGCAACTCTATTGACCCCAACGACAGAACTAGAAGCTGTCAACGTGTGCCTTGCGAACATTGGCGAGTCGCCAGTGAGTTCTATTACGGGTGATACCACCGTTGACGCGGCTCTTGCGAGAGACCTAGTGCGTCAGGTTACCCGCGAGACACAAACACACGGGTTCTATTGGAACACTGAACTCGCGTATAAACTAATACCAAATGTATCTAAAAACTTAGTATTACCTGCCAACGTACTTTCTGTGGACACAACCGGTGACGACAAACGAAAAGACTTGGTAGCCCGTGGTCGTCTTATGTACGACCGTGTAGAACATACATACACTTTCGAAGACCCAGTAACCGTAGATTTGGTTGTCGCTCTGTCGTTCGAGGAACTTCCTGAGATTGCCCGTCGATACATCGCTGTTCGAGCGGCTAGAATTTATCAAGAGCGTGTTATGGGTAACGGTTCTATTTCAGCGTTTAACGCCGCTGACGAAGACATGGCAAGAGCCGCTCTTCTCGCGGAAAACATGGAAATCGAAGACAACAACATGCTTACAGGTAACGCCTCCGTTAGTGGTATCCTGTCCCGTACAGCGTATTAAGAGGTGAAATAATGCCCTTAGTTTCAACGACTGTTTCTAACCTAGTTAGCGGGGTTTCGCAGCAACCAGCACCACAACGTTTGAGAACGTCCGGTGAGGAAATGAAAAACGCTTACCCGTCGGTGGTCGCAGGTCTACAAAAAAGACCGCCGACTCAGTTCGTTTCTGAACTAAATACAAACGTCACCGATGACGACACTACAGCCATTCATGTAATCAACCGCGACTTTACAGAGAAGTATATAGTCATTGGCGGCTCTGGTGATCTTGAAGTATTTGACACAAACGGTGTTAAGAAAACTGTAAACTTTCCCGATGGAAAATCTTATCTACCAACGAGTGACATGTGGCAAAAGTTACGGTTTGTAACAGTTGCTGACACAACGTTTGTCTTAAACACCGAAAAAACAATTGCCACACAAAGTATTCCTGAGACACGAAGCGATCCTAAAGCGACCGCCTCTATCTTCATTAAACGCGCCGTTGCCTCGACAACATACGCTATATACATCGATAATGTTCTTGCGGCTACGACTTCAACGGAAGACAACACGACAGCGGCTACCGCGCTAGAGGGTACTTCTGAAATTGCAGAAGAACTCAAAGCGAGTGCTATTTCTAAGGGGTATGCAGACGCGGAAACCTTCGGGCCTACTCTCACTTTTTCAGTACCAGCCGGTGCAAAAATAAGGGTTCTTGACCAATTCGGGGGTAACGCGATGGAAGCGTTCACAGATCGAATACAGTCATTTGACAAACTACCTCCACAAGAAAAACAAGGCCGACTTGTACAAGTTAAAGGTAACCTCAACGAAGCTACTGAAGATTATTGGGTGGAGTTTGATAACAACGTATGGATAGAAACAAACGGTTACGACGCGAACGAAACGCTTGATCCAAGTACGATGCCGCATGTTCTCATACGAAATCCTGATGGAACCTTTACGTTCCAGCAACACTCTTGGACGGAACGAACTGCGGGTGACGATGAAACTAACCCCGCGCCCACATTTGTTGGTAAAACGATTAATTCTATGTTTCTCTTTAAGGGGCGTATGGGCTTCTTGAGTGAAGAGAACCTGATTATGTCGGCTGTCGGTGAGTTAGAAAACTTATACCGCAGTACGGTCGTTCAAGTGTTCGCTTCTGACAGGATTGACGTTGCTTCGATCACTGGTCGAGTAAACAATCTATACCACGCGGCGGTCTTTTCGGACACATTGGTGTTGTTCTCAGACAGTCAACAGTTCAAACTTGTATCGGAAAACGTCTTATCACCGCTGTCGGTGGGTATCGTACCTTCAACAAAGTTTGCGTGTTCTCCCTATACCGCGCCGGTTGCTTCCGGTCCTATCGTATTCTTTGTGACCAACGGGTCTACCAACTCGACAGTTCGAGAACTCTATATCGACGAAGAACTCAAAACTATTGACGCTGACGAAATCACCGTCCAGATACCCTCGTACATCCCCAACGATGTTAGAACTCAAGCGGTGTCAACATACGACGACGTTATGGTGCAGTTATCCGCACTCGAACCCAGTAAACTATGGGTCTACAAATGGTACTCGTCAGGCGGCGAGAAAGTTCAAACAGCTTGGTCCCATTGGGACTTTGGTCCTGATGTAACCATTATGGGATGTGAGTTCTTAGAGGATTTCCTGTACATCGTCTATAAAACCGGCGGTAAAATGTACCTAGACCGGATGTTCTTGGATACTAAACCAGTAGACAAGGCCCTCTTAGATCACCGAGTGGACGAGACAGATATTACTGCAACTTATAATGCAGTAGATAATCGTACTGAGTTTGTACTTCCTTATTCAACACCGGCGACGGTTCAATTCTTTAAGATGCAAGACCCTAAAGGACAGCTACTGCCGGTCACGAAAATAAGTGACAACGAGTATCACCTAGCTAATATCGATGCGACATCTTTCAGTATCAACGCCGGTGTTCCTTACGTCTTTGAGTACACATTCTCCCCACAGTATATCCGAGAGAACACCCCTACAGGTGAAGCGGCTATCCAAGAGGGCCGTGTGCAGTTACGGTACATGTCCCTTATTTACATGGATACTGCGTACTTCAAAATTCAAGTAACACCTAAGAATAACCAGACGTTTGAACATTTGTTTAACGCTCGTATTCTAGCAGATGAAGACAACGTATCAGGGCTGATGCCACGAGATACAGGGGAATTTAAGTTCCCAGTGTTTGCTCAGAATGATCGTGTTGAAATCAAAATTATAAACGACAGTGCCTTTCCTTGTGCCTTTGGCTCAATGGAGTGGACAGGCATGTACGTTGGAAAATCGCAGAGGCTATAATGACCGCATACGTCCGTAAACTGACCCGCGCAGACATCGATCATCTCGCGGAAAACCTCAGGAAACGTGACGTTGCTGAATTAGACGCTCAAAGCGGTCTTACCCCCAGAAAAGCCTTAGAGATGGCCCTAGTATTCGCTAAAGAATGCAGGGTCATTTCCGACGGTAACGACGTTCCTATTGGTGTCTACGGGGTAAGTGATACAAATATCAAAGGTTTGGGGTCTATCTGGATGATGGCAACCCCAGACCTTATTAAACACCAAAGACAATTTCTTAGAGAATGTAGAGAGGGTATCTCTGATATTTCTCAGGGGTACTCTTGTGTATTCAATTACACAGACGCACGAAATACTGTCCACCATAAGTGGCTCAAGTGGTGCGGGTTTACCTTCATAAACAAACGAGAAGAATTCGGTAGGAATGGAGAGACATTCTACGAATTCGTGAAAATATTGTAGGACATAGATATGGACCCAATTACTTTAGCGGCTCTATCGGCAGGTTTTGACCTGTTAGGAAGTATCTCGCAGGTAAATGCTCAGAACCAAGCGGCCCTAAACAATGCTGCTATGGCTCGACAGGCCGCTGCATACAAGCAAGACCAAGAAATGGAGTCTTATGTCGAGTACAATCGGCAAATGCTTATGCAAGCTATGGACCGAGCGTTGACCGCGCGTTCTAACTCAGACCTAGCAATGGTTAGCATGTTTGAAACAGGTGGTGGCGGTCAGGTGATGACAGATATGCTCGCAGAACGCCGTTCTGTAGAGGCTCGTAACCTTTATCGCGACCGTCTTGAACGCAACAGCCTTAAAATACAGACGAACCGTAATCTACAAGGTTACGAACAAGAAGCCAAAGGGCGTATTGCCCAAGTTCCAGCGACTTCCCTGAACATGGGCCACATCATGTCGGCGGCAACGTCCGGAATGCCGTACTTAGCATAAGGTATCGAAATGGCACCAAGAATTACCCCAGAGACCCCCCAGCGCGGGGCTTCACAGAACCTATTGCGTGTCATCGACAACTATTACCGCCCAGCGCGTGATCGTGTTGGTGAGGCTGCGATGGCTAAAGGCTTTAACGACGCTTCTCGTTTCTTCGGTAACGAAGCTGCTAAAGCCAAGAATGAACAACTTCAAGAAATCGCTCTTAAAGCACAACAAGATGCTATGGCAGGGGATGATCCCGACGTAGAGTTGTCGCAAGTTCGTAACGGTTTCCTATTCCGATCCAATTCTAAAGCCTACAACCAAGCCTATAACGAAACTATGGGTAAAAAGGCTGCTATTGAGTTCAAAGAACAGGCCGCGCTTGACTACGAAAAGTCTGGTCTCAAATACAATACAGACCCCAACCGGTTCCGAGAATGGATGAACGAGCGTGTTCACGGTTTCCTTACTAACCCTGAAAACAGCAACCCCTATTTTCTAGCAGGGGCAATGCCTTATGTTGAACAAACTACGTTCAATATGTCTGCGGCACACACCGGTAACATCTCACGTCAGATGGAACGTAACCACCTTGCGGCAATCCAGAAACAAGCTGATGATATTGCTTTATCTATTTCTAACGGTGAAACGCCTATTGACGAAGGTATCGCACGATTAACCAAGTTGAACAGCCAAGCCTACGGAACAGGTTTCAGTGGGCCTAAAGCACGGGCAGCGTTATTGTCGTCTTTCTTAACCGTTGCCGACGCAACCGATAACATGGAAATGATCGACGCTCTGTTAGCTGCACGGGAGAGCGGTGATCTACGATTAACTCCCGACGAATGGAACAAGGTCGTAAACGACGGTCAATCTATCCAGCGAGACATCAACTTCCGTCAGGATCAACAAGAGCGTGTTGCTAAAGCCCAATCTGAGGCTGAAGAAAAGACCCTCGTGGATGCCGTAGCGGATTTCTATAACAACCCACAGAATGCCGCTGTTCCGTTTAGTACCTTCTTGCAAGCCCCTGTAGGGGACTCAGGTCAAACTATGGCTGACATCATTAACAGTAGCCCAAACACGTCTACTTTAATGAAGAAAGCAAAAGAAGCGTACACGACGATCAACAGTGTATATGATATTCCAAAGCCACAAGAACTAGGCAATAACTACGCAATCAGTGAAGCCTTCGAGAAAGGTGATATTACTGATATGCCTTCTATGATGTCTTGGTTCAAACAAGCACAGGCTGACGGTCTTCAATTTAACGATCAGAACTGGACACATGCTTACGGTGAATTGAATAAGTTTGATGATCCCGACCAACCTTACAAAACACAAACGTACAAAGACTATAAGACACCAGCTCTTAACCGTGTAATCGGTGCTTTAACACCTGATGATAACTCTTTGTCGTTTAGCTTTGAGGGTGAATACCAAGGTGGAATGTCTGATGACATTAAAATCCGCTTCCAAGGGTACGTTGACGAAGCAATCGCCGCTATTCCTGAAGGTAAACAGAAAGACCCTGAGTTAATCCGAAAAGCAATCGAACTTGCTGAACGGCAAACTATGGACTTCTATAAACAAAATGATCCTGATTTGTTCGGTAACCAGTTTGACTCATTCACTGACGCTGTAAACAAAGGCACCGTTTCTTGGACATCTAATCCTTATTTCGCTCAAGAAGCCGCCCGTTTAGCTGAAGAACAACAAGCCTTGGTTGCTGAAGAGCAACGAAAGATGACTCTCAACCGTGTCGACGGGTTCATAGACAACCGTTTTAATCGACAAGACCTAGAGTTACAGGCGGGTAACGACATACTGTTCGGTGGCGATGAAGCAGTACAAACACAATCGGCTGTTGTGCAATTAAATGACCTTATTGCCGACACGTTGAGTGACCAAGATGTTTCATCAATCTTATCAGATTTACAACAACGCTTTAATCTAACGATGCCGACTAACCCGTCTGAATTGAACTTCTTAGTGGAAGACCTACGGGCCATTCAAGAGGAAGCAGGGGTCGACATCGATATTGATGTCTATGAGCGATTACTCGAAGCGGCCTTAAATAAAATCAAAAGGTAAACTATGGAAAATAACCAAGGACAACCCTCTCAAGAGGTGTTGGATCGTCTGTTTGAGAACAGAAATGATCCTAATGTTCTTAAAGCGTTTAATGCTCGTTTCGGAGCAAACTCCGCTGAGAACTACTTAAACGACACAGCTAGTGCAACTCTAGAGAACGAAGCCTTGGTTATTCCAGAGGCTGACATAAGATACCTCAAAGATAACTCTGACAACCAAGCGGCAATCATGGCATTCGATAAGATGCACGGTGCCGGTCAAGCCCAAGCTATTCTCACCCAAAAGGTATCTCAAGAACCTCAAGACCAAGAGCGTCCTTCCTACGCCGCCGATATCGTCCAAGGTATCGCTGCGGGTGCAGAGGATGTTTTGACAGGGACTGCTAAGTTCGGTGACTGGGTTGGTGATAGTCTATTCGGGGTTCAGCCCCGTGTAGTCTGGGGAGACGGTCAGGGTCTTCGTATCATCTCTGGTGAAGAGTTCTTGAAGCTGCAAGAGCAAGGCATGACTAACCCAGAGGGGTTTGATTACATCTCCGACGCAGAAACTATGGTCGGTGGTTTTGCCCAAGGGGTGACTACTTTTGCCGTACCCTACTTCGGCCTGTTCGGTAAGGTCGCGAAGTCCGGTAAGGTCTTTCAAGGGATTATGGCAGGTGCTGCTATCGACGGTACAATCATTAACCCTGATGACAAGAACCTCACGGGTGTTCTAGAGGAACTCGGCGCTGACATGGGTATCGTTACAGAACTCCTAGCAACAGACCCAGATGATCCTGAATGGATGAACCGTGCGAGAAACATGGCTGAAGGTGGTGTCTTAGGTCTAGCACTGGAAAGCGTCTTCTACGGTCTAAAAGCTGCTAAAGCGAGTAAGAACGGTGATACTGCGGCAGCGGAAGAGTTCTTGGCTAAAGCTAAAGAGACTTCACAATCTATCGATCAAGAGATCGACACCGTTGCACAAGCCGCGACCAAGGACGCTGAGACAACCATTGAGATGACCAAGCGTATATTCCCTGAAGAGGAAGTCGATGGTCAGATGACGCTCGATTTGGAAGGAACTGTGCCACAAAGTAAGGAAGCTATCGAAAAGGCTGTCAAAGTCCCATATCGCCTTACTTCTGAGCAAATTGAGAGTATCCGAATGATGACCAAGATTGGTGATCTGGACCCTCAAGATGCAGCACGGGCCGTTAAGTTATCGTTCCGATCAGTCGATACGATGAACGATTACGACGACGTTCTAGCACAGATGTCGGCGGTTAAGCATGTCATGGAAAAAGAGTTCCTAGAGTTGCGTGGCGGTGACGTACAGCGTTGGTCTACTGTGAAGGCACAGACGACACGCCGAGTGCGTCACATGGCTGATATGCTAGGTAAAGATCCAGAGGCTTTCCTTCAGGAAATGACGGGGGGTTTTAAGGATGTACCTTATCACAAACTAGCCGCTGAAGTTGCTGCTAAAGACCGTATGCTTCTAGCGATGGAAATGGAAATCAAAGAACTCGGTCAGATGATCGATAGCGGTAAAGTGTCCGGTAACTACCAGAGCATGGAAGAGGTCATTATGGCCTTTAACGCTCGCCGTGAGGTCGCAGCTAATGTCTTAATGTCAGTAGACGCTGCACGGGCCAACGTCGGTCGCGCATTGAATGCGATGAAGATGTCTCGCACAGCCGATAAGAAGCTACGTGAGATGATCAAGAACGCAGCGGAAAACTCAGACGCTCGTGCTGTAGCGAAGGCAGTTGTGAATTCTGATCAACCCCTCAAGACCTCGCTACGTCTTGGCAAATCTTTGCAGAAAACTATGGACATGGTTAACCACTTCCGCATCAACGCTTTGTTGTCTGGTATTGGTACACAACAGGTCAACTTGATCGGTACAGCGGTAAACTCTGTGATGATCCCCATGCAACAAATCTTAGGTGGACAGGTAAAACACGGTGCAAGAACATTAGCTTACCAATTATCATCGTCCCTAGAGGCACTACAGATGGCTGGTAAGGCGTTCATGGATGACACGTCTATCCTTGATGTTCTATCTACTAAATTTGACATGACCGACGATATTGCCAAGGGTCGTAAAGGTATCGCTACAAAGGTAATTTCATCCCCGTCACGTTTCTTGTTGGCAATGGATGAATTCTTTAAGCAAGCTACTTATCGCGGTCGCATTACAGCGGATGCTGCGATGGAAGCCGACAACGCCGGTCTTAAAGGCGCAGAACGTGCAGCGTTTATCAATAAGTATATCGCTGAGAGTTTCGGTAAAAACGGAGAGGCTATTCGTGCAGATGCACTGCTACAGTCACAACGAGCAACCTTTACGGAGACCCTAGAAGCCGGATCATTTGGTCAGAAAATCCAGTCGATGGGACGTGGTGAAGGTATCGGAGCGGCACTGTTCCGTTTCGTAATGCCGTTTGTTCGTACACCTGTAAACATCTTGTCTCAGTCTTTCCAGAACATGCCTGTGTTGCAGTTTGCATCCAAGCGTTTCCGTGATGACTTATTCAGTGGTGATCCTATCAGATCGGCGCAAGCCCGTGGAAAGATCATGACAGGAATGGCTATAACCTCTGTAGGTTATTTCTTAGCTGGTCGTGGAGACTTTACAGGATCAGGACCGACGGACCCACGTATCCGCGCTGAGTGGTTAAAGAACAACCAACCTTATTCGATTAAGATACAGAACGAAGACGGTTCCTTTTATTGGATGTCTTATCAACGCCTAGAACCCCTAGCAAACGTCCTGTCAATCTTTGCGGATGTCAACGAGATCATGCGTGATCCTTACAATGAACGAGATACTGCGAAGTTAAACATTGCCGCGGCGTTAGCGTTGTCGGTAGCGGAGAACACGGTAAACAAGACGTTCACGAAAGGTCTAGCTGATCTATTCGGTATGATGACCGGCGACCCGATCAAATCCGAACGTGCTTTCTATAGCATGGTTGGGTCGTTCACACCCAACATCCTGAACCAGACCAACGGAGACGAAGCGTTCCGTGAAGTACGCAGCGTGGCAGATTCACTATTATCTCGAACCGGCCTGTATGAAGGTGTTGATCCAAAACGTAACGTGTTGGGTGAAGTCATTATGCGACCAACGCCTAAGTATGATCCAATGGGTCTGTCTAACATTGGGAACTATCGAGAAGCAGATATGGTGCTAGGTGAACTTAGCCGTGTATCCATGCAAGACCGTTCAGCGTTTTCACAATTTAGTTCTTCAATCTTTATGAACGGTAAGAATGAAAACCTTAAAGACATGCCTTATCAGGGTGGACCGCAGTCCATCTATGACAAGGTACTTGAGCAAACATCAACAACATTGATCGACGGTAAAACTCTACGAGAGAAACTATCGGAAGTCATTACCTCCGACGATTACAAGAGAGCAATCGATGGGGCGCAAGGTCTTGGTTCTCAGGGAACTAAAGGTCAAATCATTAGTAAGGTAATTGCTGCGTATCGCGAGAAAGCCAAGAGTGAAATTCCAGAGTATTTGGACATTTTAAGGCAAAGCGAAGAAAGCAAAGTTGAAACAATTAAGTCTCAGCTTATCGAACAGCGACCAAATATTTCAAAACAAAGTCTGGAACGCTTCAAACGCTTCAACGACGTTTTCACAGAATAACAGGATAAATAAATGGCAACGGTAAAGTATTCTGTCTCAGCCTACATCGCTGACGGCACAACTACTGACTACCTGATCACTTGGGATTATCTAGATGATGACCACATTACGGTTGAAGTCGATGGTGTCTCTAACTCTGATCCGGCAGCTAATCACACTTTTGTAAAACTAAACGATACCACTGTTCGCGTCACCGACGGGATAGGTGGCGCAATCGCGGCGGGTAAGGAAATCCAAATCCGTCGCCGTACACCAATCACAACTCGCCCTATTAACTTTGCTGACGGTTCAGCATTGTTAGCTGAAGACTTGAACAAGAACTCGGACTACCTTCTTTACTCTATGCAAGAAGCCTTGGACCAAGTTGACTTTACCGTCCAGTACCAAAAAGAAGCTGAGTCTTTTCGTGATGAAACTCAAGACCTCCGTGATGAAACACAAACATTTTTAACGACTGTTCAGTCAGACGCAACGGATGCAGATAATCATCGTATTGCTGCGGCTCTCAGTGAAACGAATGCTGCGGCGAGTGAAGCGGCTGCGGCGGTGTCAGAGACAAACGCGGCGAACTCAGCAACCACCGCACAGACTGCCGAAACAGGCGCACTGGCTTCGGCTGCGGCTGCTTTAGTAAGTCAAAACGCGGCTGAAGCTAGTGAAATCGCAGCGGCTACTTCTGAAACTAATGCTGCGGCAAGTGCTGCGGCAGCGGCGGGTTCTGAGGCAGGTGTGGCTGCGGATGCGGCTACTGCTACTGCAAAAGCTGCGGCAGCGGCTACTTCTGAAACTAATGCTGCGGTAAGTGCAACTAATTCAGCGAACGCTGCAAACGCTTCACAGGCTTCAGCAACAGCATCGGCAAACTCAGCAAGTGCTTCAGCGACAAGCGCAGTTAATGCAGCCAACAGTGAAGCATCAGCGAGTAATAGTGAGAGTAACGCCCAGACTTACGCCACGAACGCTCAAACAAGCGCAACAAACGCGGCTACTTCAGAACTTAACGCAGGTACGTCAGAAACGGCAGCGGCGACAAGCGCAACTAACGCAGCGATTAGTGAAGCTAACGCCGCCACATCAGCTTCAGACGCGTTGGCATCAAAGACTGCCGCTGAAACAGCTTTGGATGCTTTCGATGATCGGTATTTAGGAGCAAAAGCATCCGACCCATCAGTAGATAACGACGGAGACCCTTTAACCCAAGGTTCCTTGTACTTCAACACAACAGACAATGTTATGAAAGTGTATGAGGGTACCGTCTGGGTTGCTGCATACGCGTCTCTGTCAGGTGCTTTACTATCAGCAAACAACCTGAGCGACGTGCTATCTATTGATGCAGCAAGACAAAATATTGGGTTGGAGATCGGTGTAGATGTACAGGCTTATAACGCCAACTTAGCTGCGATTGACCAAAGTTTATCAAGCACCAGTGCGCCATCATTCGTATCAGCCAGTTTCACCGGAACAAGTGCAATAAAACTACCTTCTGGAACAACTGCGCAACAACCAACAACCCCTTCTCTTGGTATGTTCAGATATAATGCAACAGAAGACGCTTTTGAGGGATACACCTCAGAGGGTTGGGGAGAAATTGGCGGGGCCGCTGAATTAATCGATTGTGGGACCGCATCATCACAATCAGGAACATTATTTGATTTAGGGAGTGCATCTAGTGCCTAAAATTCAATTTAGACGTGACACTGCCGCGCAGTGGTCATTACACAATCCAGTACTTTTAGACGGTGAAATTGGCATCGAAAGCGATACACACCGCTTCAAACTAGGCGACGGTACAACGGCATGGTCTAGCTTGCTATATTCTTCTCGCTCACTTGCAGATGACCCGTTGGCTTACGTCGAAGGGTTGAACGTGTCGAGTATGGATTACAACGTGGACGGTACTATTGCGGCTGTAAATTATGTAGGTGGTAATGTCGCAATTTATAACTACTCCACAGGAAATTTAGCATCCGTTGTATATACAGACACAGACGGGGCAACGACGGTTGTAACCTTGACCTACGGCTACGATATTAACAATCGTCTAACATCAATTACTAAGACAGTAGCCTAAAGGATATTAAATATGAGTGTAGAATTAGCTTTTATTAACCAGCTACTGACAAAGCCTACGGCAGCGGCGACTGTCTCGCTACCGGCTGGAGGTTTAATTACAAAAGGTAGTCAAATTAGTATTAACGATGAAGGTAAAGCGAATATGAGTTCGTATAACCTAATTCCGGACAATACGATTGCAGAATACTTCGGAGATCATCAACATTTATTAACACCATCTACCTCTTCTGTAGCCCCTTATGGTACAAATCCCATGTTCAAACGGATCGGGACCGATAAATATGCTTATTTATTAAGTGAATACGACTCTGTATCTACTCGTTACAGTCTTAACCTGTACGTTATTAAAGTAGATACAACACTAAACTCAATATCAGTCGTAGGAAGTACAACGGTTCGGACAGGAAACAGCAATAGTGCGGGTATATCCTACGCCTCCTTTATGGTTACTCCTGAAGAAGATTATATTATGGTAGTCGTTTCCGGTCGGGAGTTTATGACGGGAAATTCCAACTATGAGTGGGGTGTCTTTAGAGTCAACTTAAACTCAGCTACGGGATCGGTTTCAGGGTCTACAGAAATTGCAAATGGTAGCCAAGGTACATCAAGTGTTTATCGATATGCTTTTGTTGGTGATCAAAGCTACTATACGACGGATAACACCAACCTAGGTAATCGCTACATCTTTATTCGTACCTATTATAGCACATCATTCGAAAGTGTTACTAGGGTGGACTTCAACGGTGGTAAGTCGACCATTTCAAATGACCTAACAGGATCTGTTGGTAGTTCTTGGGCTTATGTTGATAACCAAACAAGATCATACGCGCAACAGCTTCACTACATGCCCACAACTAACAAACTAGGTTATCAGCGGTACTTAACTTATTTCACAAACGGCGGTTACTGGGGGCAGCTTGATATCACACCTGAGACTGATGCTGTGCCATTTCAATCTTCGTACTGCCTGTATATCGACGAAGAACCAGATGGAAACAACATTGTCCGTTATGTAATGTGGAGCCGAGGTAAATTCCTTACTACATATCAAATACAAGTTGACCCAACTGGTACAACTGCGCCAATCTACATCGGTCAACGAACAACAACGATTACTGATCCAAACGTTTTCTTAACTAACGCCAACGTGCAAGCCTCTCCTCAATATGGCAACCGGTTTGCAAAACTAGGTGATGATGTTTATTTTACATCTATTAACGACAAGTTCACGAGTGATAGCACTGATAGCCCCACAGACTATCAAGTTAATTTGAACTTATTGAAATACAACTCAGCCAACAACGGTTACTTCACTTTAGAGTTTAAAGGTTTGGTTGATGCGAGAATCCCATCTACTGGTATTAACTTTACTCCACAAATGCAAATTGATGAAAACGGGACTTGGGTTATTACTACTTCGAGTGATTGGAGTACGTCAGACGGAATAAACGATCACAAATACGGTTTGTTTAAGGTAACCACAGATGGTTTACCTACTGAGCAATATTCCTATAAAGTAAAGGCTGTTGCACTTGAGGATGCTACCGAAGGAGGTACATTTAATGCTCTTTCCTTTGCCCCTGTAGTGTCTGACCCCACACTTGTAGCTGGTACTGTTTACGACAGGCACATTGCGACCTCAAACGGATTATTGCTTGAAAAGGAATAGACGCTTCAATGTCTACTCAAGAGAGTTGGCACTTATCTAAAAGTGTACCTATAACTCTCATCTTCGGCCTAATTACACAAGGTGCGGCTATCGTATGGACCGTATCTATGATGCTTGGGGACATCGACCGAAACACAGCGAACATAAAAGAGATGGAAGTTCGTGTGAATAAAATCGAAGGAATGGTCTATGACCAAGCTGTATCTATGGCTCGAATAGATGAGAACATAAAAGCTATTCGTTCCGCTGTTGAAAAAATGGCGACACGAAATGGAAACTAAAATCATTGTTGGCGCACTAGCTTCTGCGCTTCTCGCGTTGGTCGGGTGGAACATCTCGACCACGCATGATCTTACATTGGCAGTCCAAAGGTTGGAAATAATTCTACTGGAGGATGCCTTAACCAAATAGGCAATAAATTGGCACAACATATTTATGATGTTGCCTCGTCACATTTGGGGGTGGAAGAATACCCCGCTGCTAAACACAACCCACAAATCTTAGAATACTACAAAAACTCTGGTCACTCTTGGGTACAAGATGACGAGACTCCGTGGTGTGCCGCGTTTGTTGGGTCTGTGTTGGCAGAATGTGGTATCCAAGGCACAAACCAATTAAACGCTCGTTCCTACCTCGACTGGGGGCAACCTATCGATATCTCGCTCGCCCGTAAGGGTGACATTGTGGTATTCTGGCGGGGGTCTCCAGATGGCTGGAAGGGACACGTTGCATTCTATTCACATCACGACGATGAGAATATTTACGTTCTAGGCGGTAACCAAGGGAACGCTGTTTCAGTCGCCCCTTACCCCCGCGACCGGTTGTTGGGAGTACGGACCCTGAAGCAACCTCGACAGAAGAAAGCACAAAGCAAAACCATGCAAGCGTCTGTTGTACAAATGGGTACGGCAGCGGGTGCTGGTGTTACAGCTATTGGATCACTTGACGGTACAGCACAGCTTATCGCTATTGGTGGTGCAGTAGTTATCGCCGTAACAGCTTTGATTATTCTCAAAGAACGTCTTGTAAAATGGAAGGCGGGAGATCGATGATCGTCTCGCAAATAACAAAATGGTTGCTAGGGGCGTTCTCGTTCCTAGCGGTCATCTTAGGGGCTTTCTTCAAAGGTGCTGCGTCTGCCCGACAGAAACAAGCACAGAGACAAGCTGAAAATTATATTAAAACACGGGAGCGTATCGATGAAGCCGCTGATACTAAGCGTGACGCTGACGATGCTCGTGAGTGGTTGCGCAACCGCAATAAGTGACAGGGCAATCTGTGATGGCACTGAGAGACTCAGAGACGACCACACAGGAGCCTTAATAGCAGACGGCGGGGATCAGTCGGTAATTACCGGTTCCGCACTCATAGACGCTCTAGACAGAGCCTGTGGAGTTTAACATGTCTGCATCTAAAGATTTACTAGGAGACCTACACTCCGCTATCGCCGCTGAATTACTACAACGTGTTCAGAGTGGCGAAGCGAGTGCCGCTGAGTTGTCTACGGCTATTCGGTTCCTGAAGGACAATAACATCGAAGCTATCGCGTCTGAGAATGACGGGCTTACAGAATTGATGAAAGCCTTACCGGATTTCGACAGCGACGATTATTACGCGAACTAGAGGTCATTCTTCACCGTTTCTAGGTAACCCAAACTAGGAGCGAGAATGGACCTCTCTTTTTATCAACTAAAAGCAATACAAACAGCAATCTACCCAGACGACTATCGGATTTCATACCCAGCTATGGGTCTCGCAGGTGAAGTCGGAGAGGTCATGAATAAGATCAAAAAGGTCTATCGTGACAAGGATGGGAAGTTCGACCTTGAAACCAAGAAAGCAATCGCTTCGGAACTCGGAGATGTCTTGTGGTATCTTGCTGTTTTGTCTCAAGACCTTGGACAGGGACTTGATCAGATTGCTGCACAGAACTTGCAAAAACTACAGTCACGAGCCGAACGCGGAACTCTCAGTGGGTCAGGAGACACACGATGAGTTGGTTTTGGAGATACGTCAATTACTTGGCGACATGGCGGGAACACCGCCGAGTTATCAAAGAATTAAACGCACTTACTGACAAGGAATTAGCCGACATTGGGATCAATCGATCCGACATTGATCGGTTGGTTTGGCTTGGCGAAGACAAAGACATGCGAGGCCGTGGCAAATGAGCAATTACTTCCCTACAGACTATCAAGCATTCATTCATACATCACGTTATGCACGATGGCTCGAAGACGAGCAACGCCGTGAAAACTGGAGTGAAACAGTTAAGCGTTACATCGACAATCTAGTAATTGATAAAGTTGATGCGGCGACATCCGACGCTATTGAAACAGCTATCTTAGACCTAGAAGTTATGCCTTCTATGCGAGCATTGATGACAGCGGGTCCAGCTTTGGAACGTGACAACACTGCCGGTTATAACTGTTCGTATCTACCCGTTGACGACCCCAAGGCTTTTGATGAGGCCATGTTCATCCTACTGTGTGGCACAGGTGTTGGGTTCTCTGTTGAACGTCAATACATCAACAAATTACCAGAAGTACCTGAACTACTTTTTGAGAGTGATACCACGATCATTGTGAAAGACAGCAAAGAAGGTTGGGCGAAAGCACTTCGTCAACTAATCGCTCTTCTTTACTCCGGTGAAATCCCACAGTGGGACGTGTCTAAAATCCGACCGGCAGGTGCCAAACTAAAGACATTTGGTGGACGTGCTTCCGGCCCTGCGCCTCTAGTTGACTTGTTTAACTTTGTCGTAAGTGTATTCAAGAACGCCCGTGGACGTAAGCTGAGTTCGATAGAGTGCCATGATGTCATGTGCTTCATTGGACAGATTGTTGTTGTGGGCGGTGTACGTCGATCAGCCATGATCTCACTATCTAACCTATCGGATGATCGTATGCGTCATGCGAAGTCAGGTGAGTGGTGGAACAATAACCCACAACGTGCCTTGGCTAACAATTCAGTAGCCTACACAGAGAAACCAGACAGCATGTCTTTCATGCGTGAATGGATGGCGTTGGTAGAGAGTGGAAGCGGTGAACGTGGTATCTTCAACCGTGAAGCATCAAAGAAACAAGCAGAAAAGAATGGTCGTCGTGACGCATCATTCGACTTTGGGACAAATCCGTAAGCGACTAAGTGCGGATTCAAAACCTTTCCTTATTGACTTGGAAGCCCGTAGCAGGGCGACAGGGCGCAAGCGTAATGGCAGCGTGAGAGACTAAGCGGAAAGGGCGCAGTAATGCGTATGCGATAGTCCAGCGCACAAGCGGGTAAGCTACTGTAACCCCGTGGTGTGAGGCTCAGAAATCATCCTTCGTCCCTATCAATTCTGTAACTTAACTGAGGTCGTTGTTCGTGCTACAGACACTATTGAAGATTTGGAACGGAAAGTCCGTTTGGCGACTATTTTGGGAACTATCCAATCAACCTACACCAACTTCCCATACTTGCGAAAAGTGTGGCAGCGAAATACCGAAGAAGAACGCTTGTTGGGTGTGTCACTCACAGGGGTGATGGACAATCCACTAATGAACTTGAAGAACGCGGGTCTAGAGGCAACTCTAAGCCACCTCAAGGACATCGCCGTGGAAACCAACAAGTTCTGGGCTGATCGTCTAGGTATTCCTGTAGCGGCGGCTATCACCTGCAACAAACCAAGTGGAACTGTTTCTCAGTTATGCGACAGTGCCTCAGGTATCCATGCACGTCACAGCAAATACTACATTCGCCGTGTTCGTGGGGATAAGAAAGACCCGTTGACACAGTTCATGATCGATCAAGGTATCCCAGCGGAACCTGAGGCATTCAAGCCTGATCAGACTATGGTCTTTAGTTTTCCCGTGAAAGCACCTGATGGTGCATTAGTGACTGAGGATATCTCAGCGATTGACCAGTTGAAGATGTGGTTAGCTTACCAACGTGCTTGGTGTGAGCATAAACCATCAGTCACGATCAACGTGAAGCAAGACGAGTGGTTCGAGGTCGGTGCATTTGTGTACGAACACTTTGACGAGATGTCAGGGGTATCCTTCCTACCGTACAACGAACACACATACCAACAAGCACCGTATGAAGAGATTGGTAAATCCGATTACGAGCAACTGCTTTCTCTAATGCCTGAGAGCATCGATTGGGCAAAACTTAAAGAATACGAAGCAGAGGATAACACCTCTGGATCACAAACCCTCGCATGTAGCGGTGGTTCCTGTGAAATCGTAGACTTAACATAAAAAATTCAAGGGGTTCCTAAGGGAACCTCTTTTTTTCATGAAGGAGTCCAATGGCAATACCTGACACTCCATTTCACAAAAAAATACGGTCAGACTGTAAGATATTCGTTTATTATATCCACAAACACTTAGGT